TCTCATTATATTGTTGCTTTATGTTGGTGTCAATATAGCGAAAAATAATGATTTAAATGATTCTTTATCCGGCATGGTCGGTGGCTTTGCGGACGGAGACTATACTGCAGTGACCGGGCTGGCATACGATGCCACAAACAAAAAGCTAGGTTTAAAGGTAGGTGCCGATACAGTAATCCCTTTTAAAGGTGGCAAACAAGTTATCGATTTAGGGGTTGGAACATCTTTTAATGTTACTAGCTACCCAGGGTATGAATCATTTACAAACGCAAATTTTATTGTTGAGCAGGCAGCTACTCCTGGAATTAGTAATGCCAGGGGATATGTCATCGGTGACGGGCAAACATATTATGTCGATGGTACTTTTGGATTGTATAAATCTTATAATGCAAACACTGGTATATTGACCGCTTATAACTATTGCAATGCGGGCATTAAAAATCATGATGGATGGACAGGAACAAAAGCCCAGACAAATAGCAATGTCAAAGCTTATTTAATCATTTAGTTGTTTATTCTATCCATTAATATATGCAATATAAAGATAAAGTACCTGCTAACTTAGATACTACTTAACACCAATTTCCATATTTGTACACATGGAGCCTTGTGCATGATACCCACTTAACACATCATTCTGACCGTATAAACTAAATGATTGCAGAAGATTATTAGTTGGTGGAACATAATTATTTGATGCCATATATCACCAGTGGAATCATATATGCTCCACCGTTTCCAGATGCATCCAGAGTATTACACGTAATACCGCTGCTGATAAAACTTATGAGTCTACGCCCAATGGAGTTTGAATAGTAAGTAGACCAATCAGCAAGCACAATTGGCGTAGTTCCGCATTTTAAGAGTAATGATTTGCTGTCTTTAAAGTCAATTCTTATGTGAGTATAGGGAGAATAATCAAAGGTGCAAGTTATATTATTTTGCTTTGCTCCTGTTCCTTTCCAAAGCAATACAGGTTCATTTCTAAAAGGGCTCCATGTATCAGCACCCCGTGGACTCCACTCTGGTGCCCCTGTTTCAGAGTTGTAACGAACATCTATATCTGATAAACCTGAGTTTATCCGTTCGGATAAATCATTATTTGCCTGATTAATCCGCTCCTCCAGGTCGTTCATGCTCGCGGCGTTAAACGCATCCCCCTCCTGTGATACGGTTCCCTCCGCACGGGCTACGGTTACCAGTTCGGTACTGCCGTCTGATTTGGTCAGTGTTCTCCGTGTGGGAAACTCTGTGATTCTGTCTTTCCATGTCTTTTTCTGAAATGCCATAATAATTTCCTCTCTTTCTTCCTATTTATAATAGCAATCCGGTTTCATCACCGGCATAAATCTCGTTTCCTGCGTAGTAGCTGAACTGTGAACTCACTACCTCATGTACATCTTCCAGTATTTTTTCCATGTCATTGAACTTCTGAAAGGTGTTGTAAGGAGCATCTGGCACTTCCGGGGTGTATGCATGGACAAAATACCCTTCCCGGATTGCTGTTACATTGGCTTTGAGGTCTGCCATATAGGACGCAGTCGGTATCTCCGGTACTGCTCCCACATGGCTTTCCTTATCCAGTTCCAGTACATCAATCAGTATCTGGATATTATTCTCCATCCGCTCCAAATCGGTAGAATTTAAGCACCCTTTCAGTCCTGCCAGATACTCTGCTTTCTGCTCCTCAGTAAGACTGTACCACCCTTCAATCAATTCTTTTGCGTGGTCTACATCCTCTTGTGTCCGGTCTGTAACCGGCTCTATCCAGTCGTATGGATAACTGTATGTGCTAACCGCTGACCGGGCTTTCTTCCTTGCCACTGGTTTCCTCTTTTTGTAAAATGGATTGATAGGCTTTAAATTCATTATTAAATAATTCCCCCTCCTCCGGCATACAGTTCTGTTCCGGTGTAATAACAATCGGTTACCACCACAGAATAGCCACGGCAGGCCGCTGTTGCTATGTAGCCTTTCGATAAATCAATGGACTGGCTCTCTATCAGCGTGGTAGAGATTTTCCCGGTGATAGAGTTGATATTTACCCAGTTACCGGCATGTTCGCTCTCCAACAGATACTTCATTTTTACTTTTTTCCGCAGGGCATAATATTTTAACAGTTCTTCCGCGATGTCCGGTAAAAGGTCGGCATTGAGTAAGGTACTGCCAGATATTTTTTTGATATTTTCCGTCTCCCCGGCATCAATCACAGCAACATTTTTCTGATAGGAAAATGTCGTGCTTGCGTATCTCTTGCCGGAGATTTTCGTCTGTCCCACGCTGTCCATGTGAATCACAAGATAATTCGTCTTAACTTCTTTTATGGTTCCAACCGTTGCAGTGATGGAAGTTGACAGATACGGATCTGAAAATGTCAGCCGGCTATCTCCTGCAGGTAGGGTTTCATCATAAATATCTGATTCTTCGTCCTCCAGACTGTACCGGGTACATTCCAGTGACACGCCGGAAACATAGTCCTCCAGTGATACTATTGTACCGCCGTTAAACTTTCTGTTTGTGCCAACTGTGGCGGTCACATATCTGTCCGGCTTATAGATGTGGATGGTATCGCTCCGGCTGTCGTCTGCCACGGCACCGCAAGCAAAGCATACCTTCTGTAAAGCATCCCGGCACGACTGCACCGCCAAATAACCACTTAAAAGCGTGTTGCCTACATCTTCCTCAATGGCGTATTTAGTCACACCTGCCGCCGCAAATATCGTCTGCAAAATTGTCTCTGTTTTGACATTGGTATAAATTTCTCCATCGTAAAAGGTGTACTTATCTAATAACCCGATGCCATCCACCAGAGAAAACTTCGCCACGTTTTTCTGAAAGGAAAATCCATCCACGAAGAACGCCCCCAGAGGAATCATTTCGCCGTTGTAATACTCCGACAAGACCACCTCCTGGGTTTTCTGCACGGATTTCCAGGATCCGCCCTCATTCTCCGCGTCAAAGTCGTTGTTCGCATCCACGATGGAAATGTCTGCCTCGTTGATTGGCAGGGTGATGGATGTGGTATCAATGTCCTCTTGTAGCTTTGCGCTCTTGATGGTGTCGGCATCCCATACGATATACTTACCGTAGAGGATATATTGCAGTTTGATGTACCGTTCCGGGAGCATCGTTCTGACAAATTCTATTTCAACTTTCCCGTAGTTCTGCACCTGCTTGTTGCAGACATAGCACAGTACATCCGGGTAATAACTTTCCGATATGATTTTCACGCTGTTTGTGTCATACCAGGTTATTTTCAGTTCTGCAGGATATTCACCGGCAAAATACAGGGTGAGTCCTGCGGAAGTGTGGGGAGCAGTAAAATCAATGGTCAGTTTCGGATTGGATTCAAAGGTACAATCATCCTTCGACATTGCACCGCTCCAAAATGCCACATCCTCCGGGGCATCCGGCATAATTTCCTTGCTGCCATCCAGCACAAACTGATTCCGTTCTAAGGTTCCGTAATCAGCCTGTGCCATCTCCCCCTGGAATATTTCCACATTTCCAAAACTCTGGTTGTCGTTTGATGATACGGACGCGTCCTCCAGGGCAGTAACATCTATAAACTTCATTTCTGCTTTGCAATAAGTCCTCATGTTGCCGCCTTTCCAGTTTTGTAGGGTTTCCGTGATGTCATTTTCCAGGTGAGTCCTTTATACTGCGCCCCGGAAGAAAGACACTTTTCTACCTCGTCAGAAATGGAAGAAAAATATGCCTCAAATTCAAATTGCTTACCGGCATCCGGGAGAACCACATGATGGAACCGGTTTTCGCAGTCCGTGATATGCTCCACCAGTGCATCGTAGGTTTCCGGGGCGTCAATCGTGCCGATGGCAATGGTATAGTTTTTATACAGTCCGATGGTTTCTATCTTGATGTCCCCATCCTCTGACCGTTCCGCAAACTTTTCCAGAAAATCCATTTTCCGCTTGATGGAAACCAGAGGGATGTCGTATGTGATGCCGTCAATAATAAGACCCTGTGTATATTTGCTCATCTTATCCCCCTTTTCTATGCCGGAGCAATTCCCAGGCGCACTTCCTCTGCATGGAGGTAAGGCACCTGTGCCCGTGCTACTTCTTTTCCATCCATTACCAGTACAACTTCTGTGGGTGCATTGTATTCCGGCATCCGGCTCGCCAGCTTATCTGCCAGGTCGTCCATCCAGCCCGTGTTATTTTCCAGCGGCAGCACTGCCTCCCGTCCTGCCTCTCCGATTTCGGCAAATGTGCGTCCTACTGTAATGCCACCATTAGCAAGTCGCGGTATGTTTGCCCTGGGAATATTGGGTATACTCGGATGCCAGGAACCACCACCCAACCAGTCTGGCATATCAAAGCCAATACTGTTAAAACCATTGATTAACGCATTGATTCCATCAATGACTCTGTTTACCATATTTTCAAACATGGTAATGATGTTGTTTATAAAATCTTTTGCCGCCTGTTTTGCATTGTTGAATACTTCAACCCAGTCGGTTTCAAATAATTTCTTGATTCCCGCAATAACTGTCTTAATCACAGTCAGCACCAGGCGTATTATAACCAGAATTCCATCAACAGTGCTTTTTACCTTATCCCCCATCTTCTGGAGAATCGGTAAAATAATTGGAAGTATATTCTCAATAACCCACCCGATAAGCGGTTGCAGAACATTTTCCCATAGCAGCCTGAGTACATCAATTACCATCCCTACTATCTCAATGATTTCATCAATAACCGGTTTGATGTAATTCTCGTAAGTGTCGTTGAACATTGCAGCCCATTCTTCTAAAATAGGCTGCATGTAAGTATTCCAAAATTCCAGGAATTTTTCTATCAGTTCGGACACTCCATCCTTCACACTTTCAACAAATGGATGGATATGTTCAGCGTACAGGCTTGTGATTCCATTTGTTATCTGATTAACCATGTTCGATAAGGTTGTGGTGAATTCTGCAACCACGCTAAGCAACCCATCAAACGCGGTTTTAAAGCCTTCCTGGTTATTCACAAACGGGTCGATAATCAGATGCAGCAAGTCATCCACTGCATCCGCAATCAATGTTGTTGCAGCCATAAACACATCGCCAATAATCTGTAAAATATTGGCAGTGATGGTCTGCCCGTTCTCCTCTCCCCAGACAGAGAAAACATTGGCAAGTGCATCCAGCCCATCTGCCAACACATCCGCAATGTCCGCTCCAATGTCGAACATGTGGATGATATACTGCTTAATGGTTTCTGTGTTGTTTTCCAGATAGGTCGCCAGCCCTCCCAGGAAATTGCTTGCGTAAGTTGCCCCGATACTTAGAACAGATGCCGACATTCTCCCCAGGGAAGTCATGACCGCCTGTACAAAGCGGTCAGCCGCGCCTAGAACATTTTTATCGGTAAAGATGTTCAAGAGCGCATCCTTTACCCGCTCTGCGCTGTCCTTGATTCTGGCAAGCTGTGAGGAAATGTCCAACTTCCCCCAAGAGGACTGAAAACCGTTTAAGAAGTCATCCTTTAGCTTTGTGAGATAGTCGAAAAACTCCTCATATTTGCTCTGTACCTGGTCTAAGGCACTTTCCTGCTCTCCGGTTTCAATGGGTTCCATTGTCACCGCAGCCCCACCACCAGAAGAACTTCCACTGCCAGAGTTGTCCTGTTGCAGAACATTCAAATCATCAAAGGATGCCAGTGCCCCTTTTGCCGCTTTCCCGGCTTTTGTTGTTGCATCGGCATAATCATCCATTGAGTCTGCAGCATCTGAATATCCACCAGCTACAGACTCCGCCGCGGATGCCGTGGTACTCATCTGCTGCATCTGGATTCCGAACACACTGGACAGAATACTACTGATGGTATTTCCCACATCAATCAGTGCTGCTACAATCGTGTTCAGACCTTTCACAGCAGGAGTTAACACAGCAATCAGACCATTTCCTACAATGCCCAGAAATTCTTTCCACTGTTCGGATAGGATTCTAGTCTGGTTTGCCCAAGAATCCTGTGTGTCGATGAAATCATCCCCGATATAGGATAACTGGCTCATTACATACTGGTAACGGAGCATAACCTTTTCGGATTGCGTCATAGCAGCATAGGCTTTTTTGATGCCCTGCTCCTGCGCAAACTGTTTAAGGTTTACTTCGGTCATTACAACACCATACTGCTTTAGCGTCTCTGTTTCGCCGGTGTATATGGATTTCAGTGCAATGCTGGCCAAGTCCTGGGACACGTTGAAGAATGACGCCATATTTGCCGTGAGTTTGGTCAGCGACAATGCCATATTCTTTGCATTTTCGGAACTATCCAGCATGGATTTTCCCATGCTCATAAAGGTAGATCCGGTCTGATATGCCATAAGCCGGCTCATTCCCAGATTTTTAATGGAGGATGCTGCCAAGTCATCCATTTCATTACGCATATTGCCAAATGCTTTGCTGACAACGTTGTCAACCTCTGCCAAATCCGATGCAACTCCGATTGCCTCTTTTCCGAACTTGACCAATGCTACAGTGGAAAAGGTAAGCCCCAGCATTTTGGTAATACTCCCCAGACTTGCTATCATGGATTTTATTCCACTGTTGAATCCATCCGTATTCAGTTTGGTGTTAATTTTTATGGAACCGTCATATCGTGCGCCCGGTCATCACCCCTTTCGGAACTCTATCAGAGCCTCATTCTCTGCCATCTTTCTTGCCCTGATTTCTGCCATCATCCTGTCGTAATCGTCAATGGCTTTTTCCTGTTCTTTTGTATATTCCTGGATTTTCTCTCTTTCCAGTCCATAAATGGCTTTTGCGTTTTTAATCGCTTTGATTTCCTCTACAGATGCCCCTTCCCTTGGTTTCTGTGTTCTGATTTTAACCGCTGTTAGGAAAGAGGACTGGCTGTCCGGCATGTTCCACAGCATCCATTGAAATTCCCACCAGTGCATATCCTCTGTATTCAGATTGATGCCATAAATCTGTCGGAAATCCGCATAAATCCGTCCCTGGTCAACATAGTAGTCCATTACTTTCTCGTTATGCTCCTGCTGTGGACTGGGATTGTCATGGTGCCAACCGGATAAAAACCAGTACAGACATTCTTCAAAGTCATTTGGATTTTGTGGAAAATCTCTTATTGTCCCGTCTTTGTTTCCAAACAGAAGTTGGGTCATATAGTACATTCTTTCAAGCCCTGTCAGTTCCTTGTCCTCGAACAATAGAGATAACTGGACTCCCACGCAGAAAGAAGTGTTTAAAATGTACTCCACTCCGTCTTTTTCCCAGATATATGGCAATCTGTTATAAAGAACATTGTTCATGCTATTTACCTGCTATAAGGTGTGTACTTCGCTTTCTTCTGAACCAGTCCCTCTAAAAGTGGCATGATCTGTTCAAAGAAACTCTGTAACAGGGAAATGTCCGGGACGAATTTAGGATTCAAGTCGTAATTCTCTTTAAAAATGTCGTGAATCAATCCCTTTCCGAACATCTTTTCAATCTCTGCGATTAAACCGTTCACTGCCTTTTCGTTCAATTCCAGAATGTCTTTCGCATCCTTCGTGGTAATGCCATCCTTTTCATCCAATCCCAGGGATTTATAGGTACTCTTGCATTCCTCATTGATTTTCTGCGCCCCATCGTAGAGTTCTAGAAATCTGTTGAGAAGATGTGTGTCGTTTGTGTCAATCGTTAAAACTGCTACTGTTACATCTTCCTCATTTGTAATTGCAATTCTTTTAATACCTGTGCTTAATTTAATTGTTTCCATGCTTTTCCATCCTTTCAGAAACGGGGCAGGAATTCCCTGCCCCACTATGGTTTTCTATTTCTATGCTGCCTCTTTCGGTGCCCAGGTGAATTCTCCACTGGTGCCGATTGTGATAGTGCCCAGTTCTACATCACCGTTGCCGTTAATTTGGATGGTGGAAGTAAGGTTATCACCACCTGCCCCACCCGTACTGGATGCACATACCGTGACGGGGACTCTGATACAATCCCCAGTTTTTTCGGTGATGTCGCTCTTGTAGAACCGGTAGTAATAAGTTTCACACTGTGTTCCGGTAGGAAACTTCTTGAACACTTCATTGATTACAGCCTGCATTTCATCAGACAGATGGGCTCGCTCCGGGGACATGGACAGTGCATATCCTTTCACGGTATTGCTCGCACTTTTCATATTTACATACTGTGTCGATTCCGTATTGGGACCCCAGTCCTCCGTAATCTCGTTAAATCCGTCTCCCATCTCTACGATTTTCGATGTTTTGCCACCCATAAGAGATCCAATGTCCATGAGAGAAACCATGTTTGTTCTATCCAATGCCATTTTTCTTTTCCTCCTTTATTTCTGATAAAAATACTTCATCGTCATATTTACGGCATAGTCAGTGTTTTTCTCACTCTTACCGCCGCCAAATACCGGTGATGTACGGTTGATTGATTCCAGTTTCATGTGCGGATCTTTGAATTCAATCCCACTTTCCTCCATCCATGCTGCCAGGTCATTTAGCATCTGCTGTGCATCCATACTTGTCTTGTTTGTGGTAGGCGAACTTCGAAAAATCAACTGGAACGGCATCTGCGCCACATAACTGCCACTGACATACTTCTCCAGATACACTGCTCCCTGCATAGGGAAAAGTCCAATAGACCGCTCCGGGTTAATGTCATTCCATTTCACGGTCTGGTTGTCTGCCTTAAATCCTTTCGGATAATTTGGGTATGCCATTACCAGTGCCAGGAGTCCTTTTCCCGCGTTCTCCGCATCCCGGATGGTAAGTTTTTCTTTATCGTCCACGTTATACACCTCCAACTTCAAAATGAGGTAAAATATCCTCATATTTATCTACGTTTGTGACCTTGTACACATTGTCCAGGTTCTCTCTCGCCCACTCATAGGCATAGGATTCTGGAAGTTCCACCCCCGTACAGTCCCCCAGGGCAAAGAAGTCCAGTGTCGAATGGAATGTAATAAAGTTTCGCTTTTCTTCCTCTGGCAGTGCGTCCCACGCTTTAGGCTCTATGTATGGTTTTGGTAAGGCAGAATAGTCCAGGTACAGTTTTGCACTGTCTGCACTATCCGTTCCGCTTTTCGTGACATTTGCCCCGCGGGTTTCAACCAAATCCACACCTTTCAGCAAGGTTAGGAAGTATTTTTCTTCCTCCGTTGTCGGGTTGTAAGAGCGGTTAAAAAGGGTCGCCATCTTATTATCAAAAAATCCCATAATCACACTCCTGCATACATAAGCCCGGTGCCAGACAGATATTCACTTACCACATCCAGGCAGAGTCTTGTCTGTGCTGCCTTATCCCCCAGTACCTTGTCAATCAGCGTCTCATTGCTCCCGAAACTGATTGACCGCCCGCCGGAGGACATTGACTTGATGTTGCCTGCCTGCCCATCGTTTGCATGGGCAGTCTTAAAATCTATCTGAAAGAGCAGGTCAGCCAGCGCACAGGTGGCTTTCTGGATTTCTTCATCGTAGACAGCCTTTGCATCCTCATCAATGTTCCCGTAGGTCAACTGATTCAGCTTATCGCTTGCCCTGCTTTCCCACTTTGGAAAAAGGGATCCCTCGATAGAATCCCCATAGTATTTTTCTTTGTAGAAGTTATACGTGGTATATCCCATCCCGGAATCCCCCCTTTCTTACGCGAAATCAACAAGCAAGTCGGTGTTGAGTTCCTTGATACCGTAAATCATATCAAAGGAAATCTTGTCCTGCTTGTGGTCGGAATCATAAGAGAATACGACACGGACTCCCAGACCATCAGCAGATGCAATGTAGGCGTTTTTGTTACCCATAGGCAATTCAAGATTACGTGTTACAAGTGCCAGGCCGTTCCTGTGGAATCCCAAAGCGTGAGCCTTGTTGACGATAAAAGCATCAACACTGGTAACTGTTTCGGGGATATTCTGGTCTACCTTAACTGTACCGCCGCCAGATGCCAGTGTAACATCCTCGGTAACGGTGTAAAGGTAACCTCCCACGATTAACTGGTCACCCTTCTTAATGGTTGCTGTTGCGGTCTTTCCATCGGAAACAGTAAATTCCGTTGCGTCCTTTGTGCCAGTAACCTTGTAGGATGTAACAGTTCCAGGAGTATCATTCTGGTTCTCCGGGCAGTTCTGGGACATGAAAGTCTCGCAGGTGTATACTTTACCGATTTCAGACTCTTTCAGTGCTGTGGAATCGCCTTTATAGCACTGTTTCGCAAAGTTATCCAGCGTATTGTATTTGTACAGGGTAGTGGGCGGTAAGATTAACCGTCTATCCGCTCTGGGTGCTTTTGCCTGGTCTAAAGCTTTACCCACACCTGCGATATCTGACAGAACCGGAGTCCCGGAAACGGTTGCTTTTTTTCCTGCTCTGGAAATACCTACTGCCAGAAGATCCGCATCAATCTGTTGCGCCATCGCCTGCATCGCCGGAGTAATGACCTGCTCGGAAAAGTTTCTGATGTCCAGGGTCATTTCTTTAGAGCCAACATTGACGGTAATATCCCGGAATCTGTCCATCTTGACAGTTACGGAACCCTCGGTAATGTCCTGTGCCTGGGTCTGCCCGGTGAAGTTTTTCGCTACAAAGGTAGCGGGTTTTCTTACGGTGATGGTATCGCCCACCTTTACGAACTCGTTGGAATAATCTCTATGTACGAGATTTGCCATTGTAAGATTGCTCTGCAATACCATCAATGCCTCATTCGCAATAATCTGCGGTGTTAAAATTGTGTTTCCCATTTAAGTCCTCCTTACTGATTCTGTTCGCGCCACTTCTTATAGGTCGCGAAGTCCATTTTATTTGGGTCACCAGTGATGGGCTCGGTATTTGCCCCGGCTCCCATCGGATTGGTAAAAGTTGCCTGGTTCTGCTCTGCCTTTTCATCAACAAAAGCCCCAGCGTCATTCTTCTTTGCATTTTCCAGCAAATCATTAAAACCAATGAGTTTGCCATCCTTTACGGTTACACTGGCAGCAATATCAGCCATCACAGCCTTTTTCGCAGACTCGGAAGAAAACTTCACATTTCCAATCGCCTCTTTCAGCAAGTCCGCTTTCTCACGCTCGGCAATCTTAGCGTTATAGTCAATCTCTGCCTGTTCTGCTTTCTTTTTCCACTCATCACGCTCTTTTGTGATGGTATCGAAATCCTTGCCCTCGAATCCTTTTAAAGTTCCCTCTGCAGTCTCCGCGCGTGTTTTCCAGTCGTCCCTGTCGTTTTCTGCTTTCTGAACCTTATTATCCAGTTCCCTTTTGGAATAGACTTCCTCCCCGAAACTCTTTTTGATGGATTCTTTCTGTTCGTCTGTCAGTTCCAGTCCGATTTTCTCCAATTCACTGATTACTTTTACCATTGTTTCTACCTCTCTCTTTCCAAGTTGTTGCTCCGGTCAGTCCGGCACGATTGAGTTGCTATTTACCCCATAGCTGGCAGTCGCGCAGGGAGGAATCGAACCTCCGGCATCCAGAAAAGCACTCTGGTAAGCTGCCACTGCTCTACCGCGCAAAAATATCGTAACATGGGTATAATAAAGATTTGTGCCATTTTTTTGCAAAGAAAAAGCACCTATGTTTCAAGGTGCCCTTTCCTGGAGGTAAACATGAAGTATGGAAATACAAATGCACTATTATAGTAACTCATGTGCGGAAATATTTTGTGCCAAAATAAAAGAGAGCGTATTATGCTCTCTTTTAAAATCCAAGTTTTTTTGTATATTCATCAATAGCTTTTAATTGTTCATCATGTGGGAGGTTTAGAATCCGCTCCCTTTCTTCCTCTGGAATAGCGTCTACAAATCTATCTGCCTCTTGCTCTATTACCATTCTATCATCAATAATATAACCATTCATATCCATAACCCTTTAAATATCAAGTTTACCCTCCCTGATTGCAGAGCATATCATGTATAACGATTCGGGGTAACCACTGCAACGAACCTTTTGTTTTTCACTTTCCGGGGCATCCGATTTCATAAAATCCTCTATTTCCTTTTCAGTCGCAAAGTATTCTTCTTTTGTGTACTTTTTTTCTTGAATTCTCGCGATTAGTTTATCTGCCTCACTTGAATTTTCAGTGATTTTATTTTTTTCTTTGTATTCCTCTATAAATTTAATTAGTCCCTTGATGTCTGCCATTTTCGCCACCTTTCAGTCTTTTAACAAAATCCATAACCTCATAGAAATCTTCAAATGAGACTCCAGCTTGTTTTAAAGATTCACTCACTTTATCTTCCAGCCATTGATAACGTTCTGGAAGTGGAATATTAAATATTTCCTTTGCAAACTCCATATCTGTTCCGAAGTTGAAGAATTCATTCAACGCCTGTAGGACAATCGTCTTGTCCTCATAAGAGTATACGCTGGAAATATTTTTCTCCTGGCATATCTGTTGTTTCAGCCATTCTACTGTTGCCTCCTCGATATATTCGTTTGCACTGTATACCTCTCGCTCATAATGGCTTGCTGAACAGGAATGGAGCATCTCATGCCACACTACTCCATCATCCACTGTATCTATCAGTGTAATACTGCATGACCATTCTTTTGTACCCAACAAACCCCTATCCAAAATAGAGTTATCAATATCTATGTTTCCACTCCATTTAGATGGTCTGTCAGAATACTCGGTAATTTCCTCTCTTATCTGCTCCGCGGTCTGTCTGAATTCCTCTGCTGTTCTCTTAGTATAACCTATATTCTCTGCTTTTTCCATCGGTGTCTTTATGGTATTACTATACGCCGTAGCCCGTCCATTTGCCTGGGCAGACTCCGCACGCTTGAATCCAGCAACTTTGAGCCGTTCAGACTGCGTCTGTAAGCCGTTATCCGCACAATACTGTTTGTACTGCTTATTCTGCATACGGAGTTTGTATGCCAGCTTATCATATTGCGGTTGCAGCATCTCCTTTACATCGGTTTCTGCGATGCCGTCCAATTCTTCCTGCTTTGCCAGCAGTTCCCGCTTTGTCTGCCGGATGCTGCGCTCCATTGTACGTTGCTGCTGTTGCTGTTCGTAAAGTTTCTGGCTCTCATGTGCATCAATTTTAGGCTTTCCGTCTTTGCCCAGATACGGATTTCTAAGGGATTTATCCCACGGTTTGTGGGAATGTCTACAATTATACCCATGCAAGCCCAGAGGATTGACTACATGCCCCTGTCCGGTGCTTACATCTATGGTATATCCAGTGGATTCCAGTAAATTAGGTGTATCATCGTCACTTCCTACGATTTTGTACACCTTCCCCTGCCAGTGGTCATGGGACTGCACCCCTTCCGGGTGTTTCTTATCATACCGCGCCCCTGGATGTGCAGAGACAAGCACATATTCAATGCCATTTTCCGCTATGTACTGATTGGTTACCTGGGCTGCTGTCTGATTCATAGAGGTTACCACACAGCACCGCACTGCCGCCTCCAGTGACCGTCTTGCCCCTGTGGGATAGTCAATCATCACTCCGCTTTCGGCATAGTTGTCCAGTACCTCACAAATAGCACTATTATAAGACTGTAACCCGGATGCCACCCGAAAATCCACATCGTTGAGCATATTCAGCAAATCCCTCTGGGATTGCAGCATGGTTGTCCTGGTGAGGTTGTCCAACTCTCCATAAGTTTTCATCAGTTCCGCGTTCATCGTCTTTACCACGCTGTTATTTTTCAACGGACGCTTAGGGGATGTCCCTAATCTTTCCAGAACGGTTTCATCATCAGAAAATGAGGTCATAACGCTGTCATGCAATAACCGTCTGACCTCATTCCGACTCTTACCGGACATCTGTGAGATTCTTTTTACAATCTCCGTGTGATGCAAGCCCATCTGCTCCAATTTCCACAGCTCCCGGTCTGCCATTCCAGACAGTTCCCCGGACTTAATCAGTCGCATTGCAATGTCCTGGACAATCCAATCCTCCAGTTCCTGGTACATCTCTATTAACTTATCAGATTTTCCATAGAAATAATTCGGAGTCAGCACCTATCCTTTTCCTACCTCTCTCTTAACCAGGTCAATCCATTCCTGCCCATGCTGTTGCTTTGCCTCCTCAAACCAGTGGTCTGTTGCACTCGGTTTTGTATAGTACAGTGGGCGTTCAGTCAGCACCGGCTTGCTCTCTCCCCGTCCTACAAATGTCCTGCCGCTCTCATCCGTGCGTACCAATCCGGTATACTGGTAATGTGCATACGGGGTATTGGTTTCAATGAGTCCCGGCTCTATTATTTGCGTTTGTTCTATCATGTGTCCCTGTTTCATCGGCATATACGGCACCATGTCATTAAGAACCTGCATATCCAGCTTGTCCTGTGCCCTCTTTAGGTTGGCATCCATCCGGGCTGTGTCCAGATGGATATGTACGCTCCCTACTGTATTGTCATATCTCATTTAATCGCCACCCATCCTTATTTCCCCATCTTTCCAACTATCGCAAGTAAAACCACCGTTACACAAATTATCAATATGTTCATTGTTGATGTTGCCATGTTTATTCCTCCTCATAAAAACCATCTTGTTTTGCTCCCTCTGCCTCCTGTACCGCCGCTTTGGCATCTTCCTCGGAATATCCCTCGAACCGCATGAGATACTGCCATTTAGGAATATACCCAGCGTTTGCAAGGGTAAGATTCCGCGCTCTATCTTCTTCCTCGTTGTAGGTAATGTCTCCGAAATCGTATTGCGGTTCATAATCTCCTACCGGTGCGAGTCCGTACAAATCCGCAAATACCGACTGCGAATAAAACAAATCGTCAAGACAGTTCTGCATTGCATCCCGTACATCCTTGATAAGCTGGATAGTGCGCCTATCGTCTGACTCTACCTGGGTGGCCGTTACCATGCCGGTCTTTTCATCAATGACAAAATATCCGTTGGAGAATCCGCACTTCACGCCGACAAGAGATAACTGTTGATTGATGCCGCTTTTTCTGGTGTCTGTATTCAATGTCGGGTTGATTTCATGGTAAGTTTCATCGCCATTATCCATCCCGGCTATCGTCTTAAAGAACTTGGGGAGCTTTACTTTTGGTCTTATCGTCTGCCCTTTTTCGTCTTTGTACGCGGGTTTCATCACAAGACGGTCATCCACCATCACCATCCTGCGGCTGTCGAAGATTTCTTCGGCGTTCCGGCTGTATGCAATATCCAAATCCTTTAATTCCTCAACAGCATCTGCAAAGGCAGACAGTCCCAAAGGGCTTTTCAGGTCGATGTCGTTGGAGGACGGCATCCGAAATACGCCGAACAGCATCGTATCTATCTGCTCTCCACTTTTCTTCGTGATATGTACATCCGGCTGCAGGGTAGCCCACTTCGTCATTGACAGGTCAATAGGCTTTCCCAGTTCCCCGGCATTTCGTGACACATACGCCCGGTTAGATATGGAGTAGTATGTCTTATCAGTATACTGTTCTTCCTCTGGCATCCGCACCTTTGCTGTGAAAAACCTGTGATATTCCAGTTTAGTGTAGTAGTCCTTGTCCTCCTGGTAATCGTCCTGGAATACGATGCCTGTGATATTGTGATTCCCGTCCAGTTCTGTGATTGCAAATCTATCCGGTGTCACAATATCCACACCCACGCCATTAGGCTTAAGAATAACGGTGCCACACGCACATGCAAGCCCCGTCCACTCCCGTATATGGTCATGCACGGATTTCTCCCAGAACTGTGTCATGTAATCTTTCCGGCTCCCGTCAAAGGTCACATCTATGGCAAGGGTAGCAAGTCGGGCGATTTCCTCGCACACAAACTTTGCAAATTTGATTGTCTTGATTCCTTCCTCTGGGTCTACCCAGTCCGGTTCTCCCCTGTAAATCAGCATCCAGTTCTGGATTGCTTTCTGCATATCCCCGGAAGTGATACCACTTACATGAAACTGATCTTGCATTTCGGACTGGAACATTCTGTTCCACCATTCTTTGATTGCTGATAATACTCCCATTGCATCCTCCTATATAAGTCCTCTATTATATCTCCGTGCTACTGTGTATATGAAATATCTGATTAAATCCATGTGGTGGTCGTACTCCTTGATGACCCTGTCCTCGCCTACCGCCTTTTCATCCCAGGCATATGCACCAAACTCTTTTCTCGTCTCCACACAGCTTTCGTGGATCTGAAGCATTCCAAGGTTCAGATACTTCGTGACCTCTTGGATTCCATTCAGCACATCGTTGTTACCGTCTGTGCAGGTAAACTCTCCATACTTTCGGATGGTGGCTTTCATTGCCGCGGCTGACGGGTCTATCACGATTGATGTTATTGGGAAGTCCCCTGCGATTTCCTGTATCATCTTGTAGTATGCCTCATTATCTATCGTCACTCCTTTTTCCCTACCGGAATAATGCCCTTCCCGGAGCATCCGCACCCTTCCGCTGTTCTTTAATTCCATAAGACCTACCGCGAACGGGTTCATGGTTCCGTAGTCGATAGACAAATAATAAGACGACTGTGGGTTGTACTCATACTCGCCATGAAAGATGTTCTTTTCCTTGTCGAACATCCCATAGACAAGTCCCTCGGCAATTACCCACAATCCCCGGATAAAACGGTCATAGAACACACCTTTATACATACGCTCATATCGTTCAATAACCTTTGCTGAAAGACTGGGATTGTCCCGCATGGTAAAGTGAACACGGATCATGTTCTTTTCCGTAATCTTATCTATCCATTCTGTCTTGATATAGTGTGACGGACTCTCTGGGTTGCAGTTGAACCAGTATTTGGAACCGTCCACAGAACATCGTCCTGTCGCCTGGTTAACAAATGACTCCGGCATAAGGGCTACTTCATCGAAGAATACTCCGGCCAGTGTGATACCTTGGATTAAATCCTGGGAGCCCTCATCTTTACCACCAAACAGATAGAATGTATTTTCCTTGGTTCCCTTACGGATAACCATGTAATTTTCTGACCTATGTTCTTCCACGCGATACCCCCGGGACAGGAGCATCATTTTCAACTGGCCAATCACATTACGGCGCAGGGACTGGATTGTCTTGCCACACACGGCAAAGTTCAGTCCGTCAAATGTTTCCATTGCCCACATGATGAATGACAAGGACATTACCGTAGTCTTTCCAGAACGGATAGATCCGTCACAAATAATGCCATCCTTATCTGCATACGGGCTACCTGGCATCCACCACTCAAGGACTACTTTCTGCTTGTGACTGAATGGGGTAAACCTAAACAACGCCTTACGTTTCAACCGAATCATCCTCCTTAAAGGTTGCAGTCACATCGCCCTGCAAGGCTTCCATAAAGCCATCGGATTCATACTCCGCAGACTCCCCACCCTCCTTCTCTGCTTTCCTGCGGTCAAGTTCTGCCTGGTACTTCTTGCTTTCCATATCCACAGGCAGTGCATACAGTTCCTTGATATTCTTCAAGGCACTGGTTACCTGGGACAGCCCCATGCGGTCTACGGGTCCCATCTCCATGCGAACGTGTTCGGTATCGTCAATCACTTCCTTGGTAGGCTTGCCGATTGCCTTATCGTCCTTATATTCCACCGTTCGGGTTCGCTTTTTGTCCCGGACAACATACTGCTCCAGTTCCTTGATAGCCCGCTCTGCTTTGTCTGTGGCCATGTCTGCTATCTCCAGGAGCCGTGCAATACGGTCTGCATCCTTATCTGCGGATTTCTCCAGGGCTTTTTGTTGGATGCTTTTCTTATATTCCTTTCTCTTTTCGCTCCATTCATGTTGCATAGAGTATTTTTCAACGGTTCCAATGGCAATATTATGTTTGGCTGCCAGTTCTTCCAACGTACAAGGCTTCTTTCTGATGTCAGTCACATACTCATGCTCTATGTTCACCCAGGAGACGGATTCCGAACGTTCGCTTTTATCGTTCGCTTTTGATTCCGAACGTTCGCCATCCCAATTCTGGTTATTTTTCCACCGCCTTACCGTTCCAGGAGGCACATTCAGTTCGGTGGCAATGTCCACCAACTTCATCCCCTGCTTATACATCTGATATGCTTTGTCACTTAATGGATTTTTCTTTGCTGCCACTTGCTACCTCCTTTCTGGCAAATAAAAAAGATACCGCATCCTTTTGGGATATGGTATCTTTCTACATGCAAGTCACCCAGAGTTGAACCGGGAGTTCTACGATTGTAGCGTTCTCCTTCTTGAACTATTGCCCTTGCAATTCAAATATACCATATCATACTCACAAATTCAATTTCTTTCGTTTACGTTCCCATTGTCGTAATACGTTATTTACAAGTTTACTATCTTTATCAGACATACCCGGATATGTTCCATGCTCGTCATGTTCATATCCATTATGTGTATGTGGCAACGCTCCTGCATGTATTCTGCCTTTTATATCAACCTGTTTCACTCTTTCTCCATTGGCATCATGGAATGTAATATATTTGATGTCGTTGAATTTATCAACCGTGGCATATATGCGTCCCTGTGTCATTGTTTCCATAGGTGCCTTTGCTCCACCATCATTTGTCCGAATTATCTTTATGTTACCGAACTGGGCAACAGTGGTATACTCTGACCCATACGTTTTTCCACTATCGCTCATGCCACTGCTGGCACCTCTGCCACCCACCTTTAAATCATCCTCCTAGCCCCGCGCCGGCCTCGCGTGTCCATTCTTAACCATTTTCTCATACCGCCCACATTTGCATCCTCATTATCCAATAACTTCTCTGTTTTCTTCCTATCCTCTTTATATTCCTTCTCCTGCACGGTTTTCTGCTTTTGGGAAATAGTCTGAATTTTAGCACCATTCTTTGTTGCCCGGTCTATATATTCTTTGGGAGACATATTGTTTGGCATTTGTTCTGGAGTCCCGCCAAATCCTTCCTGCCTATACCATGTTCCTCCGTGCTTTTCAAAGTAAAATCTCGTTGTTTTCCCATCAAAAGTTACATCCGCACCAGCAATACTGTGTTCAATCCCACTACTCGCACCACGCCCGCCAAAATATTGTAAATTCATTACCATTGTGCTACCTCCGCTTCATTACACTTCTCGCTAAATGCCTTGACCCGCACAATATTGCCCTTGCACTCCTCCGGTACACTGCCGTAGAAGATAATCTGTGTAGGTTGCAGCCTGTCCACCATCTCAAAATAACCGTCAAGAAACTTCCGCTTGCGCTCCTTGCTGTTCTGCGTTCCAACGGAGGAGATTGCCACCACGCTGTGTGTAGGTTCTCCATCAAAGCACCACTCAAAGGAATCCTTATCGCTCCAGCAGATGGTAGGAATTACCCTTATGCCATGCTCCTGCCAGTACGCCGCCAGCCAGTGCTTCCGATAGTGGTTATATATCTGCAACGCCTTGGGGAAATCCGTATACATAGAGAAATCCGGGGACATTACATAGGAAAACTGCTGCAGCATACCAATGTATCTATCCGGATCCGTCCACAATCGGATAAATTGGTAATCGTCCAGGAAGAAATGCACTCCCTTCTTTTCCCTGTCCTTTGCAGTGCTGGCATAATTAAATCCAATCCAGTCACATCCCTCATATTGTACCGGTTCTATCTCTGGAATCTGGTACTCCCCAGTTCCGTTATAAATTGCTCTCTGTGCATTTTCATAATTTCTCTGTGATTTATACATAGCATTCCTTTCATACTATTATTGTAAAGCAGACAGGCAGAGGATTTGTGCCAACTTACGGGAATTAAAAAAGAGAGGTTTGTTATCCCTCTCCTTTCCAGTCCCTATATCAAGCGGTTCCCGTGGAAAACCATTCTCAACTGTCCGTTCCTTTCTTCTATGTATCGCATCCCTCTCTGGCGCATGAGTCGTTGCACGGTGCTACGCCGCCGGTAGAAACTTCTCCTGCTGATTGGGAGGATGCCGTAGTGAGCCTCCAGCATGTCATAGCTTGTCCCTACCACTATGCTCTCTGCCAGTTCTTTTGCTATAAAACTGTCTACACCCAGGCAAGCTCTATAAACCTCATCCTGGCACACTCCTACATTTTCTTTCCCTGCCTTAACACATCCCATTCCTCATTTCCTCCTCAATACTAAAAAAGCGCCACATAGCAATTCGATTAAGAATTAACTATTTGGCGCTTAGGCTCTATTGTTACGATTGATTCAGCTTTACATTTTCTGCAATATCCTGGGAAGTTAATCAGTACAGTGTCATTCCTAACAACCTGCATTTTAGGATTTCCACACCTAGGGCATTGCAACCAATAATATTCCTTGGGCAACCCACTCACTCCTTCATGAGAATATTATATCAGAACTGATGTTTTGTTTCAATAATCGGGCATAAAAAATCCACCACAAACTGTGATGGTTAATAACTTTTACTTCAAATACTATAAAACTTTTATTGCAAAACCGGATAATTATATGGCAGGCGTAGCCGCTCCTGCATCTCTCGGGTTTCCCCTGTCGTACCATCGGCGTGTGGTCGCTACGAAATCTACCACCTCATACAACTATCCGGGTAAAGCACAATTATTATATGATGATAATAACACGTTTATTCATTTTTGTAAAGTACCGCGTTATTTCTTAAACGTTGGGCAAATCGTTTTTCGCTTTCTCCTATCGCCGTAATAATAGAATTCTTGTACTCTGGACTGTCTGTTTCTATCGCAATTCTTAGGACTAGATTGACATACTTCCCATCTTCAATAATTCTTTTGCAAACTAATGCGGTATGCTCTCTTTTTTCTTTAAAAATATAATCTGGAGTGCTGAGAATTTCTTCAAATAGGCTGCTATATCTGTCATAGAATTCTTCTCCTCGGCGTTCACGAATGTGCTCTATTCTTTCGTCTGTTATTATAACCTCATCCGTTCTTATTTCTTCGGTTATGCACTTATAAATCTCTCGGTTGATTTTCCCTACGCTATGTACTTCCATGTTCTCTTTTCTCCCAATATATCAATATTAGCAGATTAGTAGCTTTCTGCAAACCTTTTCTTTTGCACCCAAAGACTGCCCAGAAAAGTAAAAGAGCCGGTACATGGATTTTCTCCGCATACCGGTTCTTTGGTTGACACTTGATATAAACTAATCAATATATTTTTTTCTTATTTCCATTAATTTTTCCCAATAATATTGGGATTCTAAATGCATAGTATTAGAAATAACTATCTTAGACTGCTCAACCTCATTTATATATTCATCTTCGCCTTTTTCAATGCGCTGAATATCTAGTTTACATGCCAATATTTTAATACATGATTCTTTGCAGAAATTAGCAAAATCATTACATATCATATTCTCAACTCTTGTTAGCCTTACCCATTTCTTTTTACGTGGCAATGTATTCTTCACAATAAAATCAGCTAAACGTATAATGTATTCATCACTTATTTCTACTGTTCCTGCATAAAATAAATGATTGTAAAATTCGTAAGCATACTCTGTCAACTCATTTATATACTCAAATCTATCTCTCTTCTTGTCAACATTCCTGTAAATCTGTGTAACAATTACACTACTTGCTAAGCCCCCAACTATTCCAACTAATAAGTTTTCCACAATATGACACATTTCTCATTACTCCTTCATCAGTTAATGAATGAATTATACCATTCAAACCATCCATGTTCAATTTCTTCTGTACTTTGATTCATCGACAATATTCGACAATTCTTTCCCATATTCAAACGAAAAGAGAGCCTATTTCTAAGCCCTCTATACTTTGTGTTACTGCCATTCAGACTGCGTGCATCTCCTGTAACTGTGTGTCTATGACCATCCAGCACTTTTCCATAATTTTAAGTGCCTGTGGTCTATCCTTGCAGTTATTTAATGTTTCCTGTTTGATTTCCTCTTTTTCTTCCGGTGTAACATCTTTAAAGAGTACAATCAGTCTTGCTAATTCCGGGATAATGGATATACAAAATTCTTTTTCTGTCATACTGCCATCCCCGCCTTTCCGCATTGTTTCATTGCCGTCATATATCCAAAATAAAACGCATCCTCTTGAATTGCATTTACATATTCATTCAAAGCATCATCCAATGCAGAATAGGCAGCCTGTGTTCTTTTACTTGCCATCGGCTGATTATCCGCCTCATTTTCCATAATTTTAATTATTTCTTCGCGCTCCATGCCCTTGCTCTCCTTATACCATTTTCAGTTTTTCCCGTTTTACCAGTGCCACCCGCATCATTTCCTCAAAAAATGCTTTTGTCTTGTCGGAGGCATCTATGTTTTTGACATATTCCTGGCAGTCATTAAAGTTTTTCTCTGGCATCTCTACCAGGTCAATCATCATTTGCATCACTTCATCGTTGCCCATCACTCTACCTCCATGCTTATCTGTGCATTACAGTCTCTAATCTGCTCCTGCAGGATAAGGGGAAGTTCGTACTCCTCCACTATAGACACAGCAAGGTCACACTGATTCCTCTTGATTGCTTTATATGTAGTGACACCAAACTGGCGTTTCAGTTCTCGGTGTATGTCTCTATACACCTTACCTCGTATGGAGTTATTCTTATAGGCGTTGCTCCCTTTTCCTCCCAGTGAATCAATTCCTCTCTTGCTTACCGCCGATGTAATTCTATCGCACTCCACTGCCAAAAGTGGCATGTCCTGTTTAAAATCATCAAGTTCCTGCCTTACAGTATCTACCTTTTCGTTTACTTCAAATATTGCCTGACTCTGGAGTTGTAACATTTCCAGGGCTGATTTAGGCTTATGGATTTGTTCTTCCATATCATGAAAGCGGTTAATGTAACGTGCTGTGAATTCTGTTCCCTTAACTCCCGTAAGTTTATGAGCGATAAATTCACAGCCTTTCTTTGTTACCTGGTAGCAGGGTTTCTTTCTGTTTGCCTTGTCCACATATTCTGATTCTGTGAAAAAATCGGTGTGTCCAATTTTGGACTCATCTAATTGCACGATATATTCTCTAATATCTCGCAATAATTTATTGTGGTCTTTACCCACCATTTCTGCTACTTCTCTGCTGTATAATGTCTGTTCAATCTGATTCATAATCTTAAAATTCTCCTTGATTTTTAGGCTAGAATCTCTTATTATGAACAAAGAGATTCCGTTTACGGGGTTCTTGTTTTGAGCAATCACGCCACTCGCCAAAGTTACCGTGTTTGCTCTTTTTTTGTTTTTAAATCTTTTTGCACATCCTGTTCCACCAGGTCTGCTACATACTGGATGAAAGATTTGTCCTGCATTACAGCCTTTATCTTGGCTGCTTTATGCACACTATCTTCCAGAACTATCGTTGCTCTTTTCATTTTCCTTTCTCCTTTCAATACATTTTTTGTGTACTTTCACATGTTACTATATGTTTTATGTACTGTCAATAGTATTTTACACTTTTTATGTACTTTTTTTGCAATGTGAGTTATTATATATACAAGGAGGAATACATCATGATTGGTCAACGCATAAAAGAATTACGTTCCGAAAAAAATTTGACTCAAAGTGAATTTGCATCTCTGCTCGGCATTGCCAAAACAACTTTGGCTGCATATGAACAGGAAAAAAATGAACCCAACATTGCCATGCTCATAAAAATGGCAAGCTATTTTGATGTTACTATAGATTACCTTATTGGATATACAGACATACGCACAAAAAATATAGAAGCTAGAGCTATTGCAGAAAAAACTGGGCTTACATTGCGTTCAATAGATATACTGGCTGGTTATCAATCCAATGCTACTCGTGAACCTGAAGATGCTTTTGACTCAACTCCTGCTACTGCCTCCATCTATCTTTCTGCATTAAACCAAGTCTTATTTGGCAATGTGTTTGAAAATATAGCCCACTATTTATTTTTGGAATTAGACTATTTCTATGATGACGATACCTTTCAGGATGAAGATTGTTATAAACATATCTCAGAATTAGGATTATTTGATAAAAAACTAGGCATCGGTTATTGCGATGACCATGATTTTTTTTCTCAATCATTCTTATTGATGATTCAGCAGGAGTTAATGGCTATGCGTAAACAAAATATAGCAAATCTACCCAAAAGAATCACTCCTATTGCTCACGAAAAAGCCCCTACCGACTAGGTAAGGGCTTTTCATATCCTTACTAGGATATCATGCTACCTCTCCCAGAAACTTATTGATAAAATATTGCTGTCCCTTCCCTGTAACTTTAGTAGTTTTATTGATTCGCACTGAACCGTCTGGGTTATTGGTTGTGCTTTCCTTTACCTCGAACAATCCCAGTTCCATGCTCCGCTGGGTAGGCATATTCCAGTCAGAACCCTGCCGTTTGATTAAATAGCCATTATCACGCATCCAGGCAAACAATCTTTTCTGTCCAATATCTACACCATTTTGTTTTAACAGCTTTGCCAAATCTCCAATGAGAATTGATGTGTGGCTGGTTGCCACTGCATCTGCGAAAATCTCTTTTGGTCGCATCTCCTGTATCCTGGAGTCCTGCATCGCAAGCAACTCATTCTTTTCAACTATCTTCTTTTGTGCAACCATCAGTGCCTTGGAAAGCAATTCCTCATCAGATAAAGTTTCCTGTCCCGTGATGTATCCACCGTTTTTGCGAATAGATGGGAGAACATCTGTGGTGACCCAATCGGTAAATTTCTCTGCATTATCTTTACGGCTCTGAAAGATTGTCTTATACAGATTAGATTCATTTATGTATAACAGGTTCTGTGTTCCTCTTGCGGTAAGGGTAGGAATAGTATTCACACCCTTTTCACTCAGTCTTTCCTTTACTTTTGATGGTTGTGTCAGTTCCAATGCTTTGCAAATATCACTAAGGCAAAACATCGGTTCATCATTTACTACGACTGTTCGGATTTCTCCAAACTCGCTATTTTTAAATACTTCAATTTCGTTCATTATTCAATTCCTCCATCTTCTTGTTATTTACCTTAACACTCTCCAAATTTGTTTATGTTGTGTTTTAGGCAACAATTTCATCAACCAATAGGATTTTAAGCAAATCACGCTTTAAATTGTCACATTACCCTTTCCAGTTCCGGAATAATATCCTCCGGCTCTATGTAGCGTTGATAATACTGATTTACGAGAGCCTTGATGCGATTGGTTATTGTGTCATACTTTTCCTGTAGGGCATCTCTCTCCTCCTCGCACTCATCCAGTTCTTCTTGAACCTCCTCAATGTCCCCTACTTCACATTCAAGCTGGTCATATTCTCTTTGCAGGTCTTTATAGTCCTCCTGTAGTTCCTCATATTCCTGCCGTAGTCTGCCATCAAACCCATTTTCAAAGGCTTTTTGGACAGCCTCATAAATTTCCGGCTCCATGTACTCACGAAAATCATCCAATCTCGTAACATAGGCAGCCTGTCCTTTATACTCAAAACCTATCATTTTCTCTCAAAGGAACCCGATATATCGTTACCCCGGCCGGAGGTTCGGCTCCTTTCTATTCTTTCTGTGCCAGATAGCACATTATCTCGCACTCCCTTTTGCAAACACTCTGTTGTTGTCCTGTTTCCATGACTGGATGATGTGCTTTTCTGGTAGATTTTCGATGCTCTGCTTTCTGCACTCCGGGCAAAGCCGCTCTCCCAGATAGATTTGTTTTCCGCACCTGTAGCACATTCCGTACAATGGTCTTTCTGACCGCGCCACACCATTTCTCCTGGAGTTGTTCTTGCGTTGGTTCTTAATTCTGCAATCAATGCAGAAAACGCTACTATAACTGCTCCTGGGTTTTCCACACCAGATACACAGTCCCTGTTCTTTCCGACTTTCCCGTAACTTACGGCTTTTCTCTGCCTGTGAAACGCTCTGCATCTTTGCCCTATGTTTACGGGAGTTCTCCGCATTTATTGCTAGGCAGACTTCGCAACGCACCCTCCCGGGTGATGCATTGTATCTCCGGCACTGAACGCATATCCCTCGTGATTTATACCAGTCGTAATCTACCATCACAGTACCTCCCGTATCTGGTCGATATTGGCCAGGTTTAATCTGCTCCCGTCCCGGAACTCTATGTAGGCACCGTCTGCATTGTTGGTGTAGCCGTAGACCTCATGGCTGTCTCCGGGGTAATCATTCTCCCGGCGTAGCCTGGTGCCGATGGGGTATAAGGACATTGCTGCAGCATATACCATTTGCTTTGACATTTGCTATCCTCCTAACAGTTCCCGTTCCAGCGCATCGAAATCATAATTATTCTGCTGAAATTCACCGAACTGGTTCTTTTTCTTTTCTCTCTCCGGCTTTTTGTAGGCTCCTGGCAGATACTCTAAAAACGTGTTATCACTCAAAAACCTATCTGGATTCTTAACATACCTCTCCTGCGTTTCCAAAATCCGAACCATTTCGGCGTAGTTGTGTGCTGCCGAAAGCAGATCATCAGCAGAGACTCCAGACAACAGCACATCAACGTATGCCTTTTCCGCCAGTGACCGGTTACCTTTTTTCGGGTAGGCAGACCAATATTCCTCAAATGTCTCCGCGTGGGATATAGGGGGTATATTTGTTTTGTTTAGTTTATGTTTATTAATGGGTACACTTTGTGGTTCACACTGTGGTACGCTCTGCGGGTCGGTCTGTGGGTCGCTTTGTGGTTCACACTGTGGTACATTTTTTGAATCATTTTGTACCACAAGACTATTCAGATGATAGATTGCTGACTGATTTCCTCCCCTAGACCTCCATGTAATATACCCATCCTGTTCCAGACGGTTCCTTGCCCTTTTAATTGCTTGTGCGTTCAATCCCGATTTCAGCACCAGGACTGATACGGCTACCGTAAACTCTTGCTGCCAACCCGTTTTATTTGCTATGGACATAAGCGCATGCCATAAGGCAATGGCGGGTGAGGGTAGCGGATTTAGTTCGAGCCTATCATAGAACGCTTTCAATTCAGCAAGATAATTCATTCTGTCAGTCTCCCTCGCTTGTAGTCCTCATATAACGCTTTGGCGTTGGAGATATTGCGAAATGTTGCTTTCGCTCGGCTCTCCTCCTGCCGAATGTATTTCTGTAAGTCCTGCAAATCATCCTTAGATGGTCTATAATAGCCCTCTCCATCCGACAAATTCAGAATGGTGTAATCTAAGCGTGCCCGTTCCAGCAGCCGGCGCATCGCTCTATCCTTGGACTCTGGACTCTTGTTCTCATCAACTAATCCGTTCTGGACACAGAGAGTGACCAGATAGTCCCGTGAGATTGCATTATCGCGTCCTGTGGGAATCAAATCTATAATGGTAACCGTCGGTGGCGTTGGTGTTGTTTTCGGCGTGTATACTGCAAATCGTTCCATGCTCCTCCTTTCCGCCCATCAGAGTGGGGGCTCTGACAGGCTATGTAGGCAATATTGGCTTTTGATTAAGTTGTGATACTATTGCATAAACAGTTTCTTTTAGGTTCCCCAGGGTGTTTCAACCCATCACTTCCTCTATTTCCACACGGATGTAAGGATCCCCGTCCGTATAGACAAATTCGTGAGTGAAATTTCTAACATATCTGGGGCTATCATCCGGTATTACCCTGCAATCTCTAAGCGCGTCCTCGATAAACTTATCTGCCAGCGCAAATATGTTTCCGAAATCACGCCTAGCGCCTTTTCTCGGCTCTGCAAAGGTATAATGCAATATAACAGGCTTGTCCGTTTTAAATCGCCCCATATCACGCCGTATGGCGTTTGTGGCTATCATGACATACTGCTTTTTATACTTGGCACCGCACCGGGGATTTCTTCCTAATTCAGCTATGTACTGATTCAAAGAGGGAAAACACTTATCTCCGCAAAACGCTCCTCGGATGGTAAACACGTTACAGGAACGATTTAAAATATCTTTTTCTGAATGACTCTCTTGCATCCTCTTTACTCATCCCTTCCGCGCATCGGTCACGCTCCCAGCAAGCCTGTGCCAGCATCTGGAGCAACACCCTCATCTCCTTACACTGGTGTGCGCTTATCTTTCCAGCCGTGTGATGCTCCTTTGTCAATGGCACCCACAGCCCATCCTCGTCCGCTTTCTCCCTGTCTGGTCCCATTAAGCAGTGATGGCGTTCTGCATTTGGTGTCCCGTCTATCAGATCATATCCGGCGTATTTCATATCTACGATGATGGAATCTCTCATAAGTTCACCAACAATTCATCAGACCAGATGGAGTGTGTCAGCACCTTTGTATGCTTGCAGTAATCACAATCCCGTCTTTCACAGCGTACCGGTGCATATTGCCCGCGTTTCAGTGCCAAAATCTTTGGAACATTCTGTTTCACTTCCTCCATTGCCGCATCCAGTAAGGACTGTTCAATCTGGATAATCTCAATATCGGGGTATTCCTCTTTAGATGCTGCCGCAATCTTGAAGGGGAGTTTCTTGCCGGTGTTAAGTTCTACAATCTTCTGATACACAGCCCCTTGGATGTCATATCCCCAGTTGCGGATAAAATCCATATTTCCGAAGTCTGCCACATAAAAGCTGTCTCCCAGGGATTTCATGGTTTTTAAATCGACAATCAGCACATCCGGGAAATAAGAATCCATTTTGATTTTCCACTTGGCTCCGAACAGTTCTCCGGTCATGATTACCTGCTTTTCTCCTGCCATATGGGCCATAAAATACTCGTCACGTTCAATTCGGTTAATCACAACTTCTGCTCTTTTATAATCTGCCTTCAACTCACCTTTCTGGGTAAAGATTTCCGGATGCTGTGCTCTGAATAAATCAAGAGTGCCTTCAAAGTGGGCATCCACATAAGAGCCGACAAGCAGGGCTGTGGTGGTCTTGTCCTGCCACTCTCCATTAAGCTGTGCCATCGCGTGTGCCTCGCATCCGGGGCGTCCCAGACATCCGGCAAACTTTTTATATTGGGAAACAGACAAGTATTCTCTGTCTGCTTCCTGTGAATAGTAATTTTCTGCTGTTAATATCATTGAAATACTTCCTCCGCTTCCTGTTTGACATTATCAGGCACATTCTGTAAAGGTTCGTCTGTAGTTTCCCTTTTTTCCGGTTCAAAGTAATCTGCTGCCTTGGCTTGTCCATTTTTTAAAGCGGTATATACGCCCCAGAGATCGGTAATCTCTTCTGCTCCAAACGAGGCCATTCCACGTCCCGCATATGTTTCAAGTTGCTTTTTGGTTACTCCGAAATCCTTTTTAAACAGCTTTTCAATTTTGTTAATTTTTTCCTGACTGGGCAATTCACCGTAGCTTTTTTTCTGAGTTTCCCTACACTCATTTACCGCCATATCTACAACATCACCGGGGATTACTCCAAGAATGCACGCACGCATACGTCTGGCACCAAAATTTGCTGTTGCCTCATAAATATCTCTACTATCTGTCAATACATAAGAACCTTTTTTTAAATCTCTCTTATGTTCCACACTGAATATCTTTGTAACACGGGTATTTGTTTCCAAATCCCATGCGTAAGCCATCATCTCAGACACACCGACCTTCTGTTCCAGTTCAATGATGCCGTAATCAATGTTCCCCCAACACTGTGCAAGAGCTTCCGCAAGCCTGACAGACGGACCCGCTACATTCTGCCCACCGCGTGGATAGGAATAAATTGCCTGTTCTGCCAATGTAGACCTTTGACAAGTTCGCCGAATCTTCTCGGTAGACTCGTATTCATCTCTGGGAAATTTCTTAGCAATAACCATAGCCGCCTGTACTTCCTGTGTCTGCCGACTAATCATCATCTGGTTACTGCCACTTCTTGCTTCTGCAGGAACTGCCCCATTGCCTACTGCAAATTCTGTATTCTCCATACTCATCCTCCTATAATTCCACCACGGACATTTCTTCACTATCCGTAGTTCTGGTTGCGATAAACTGTAAGCCTTTTTCCCTGCACTTCTGATACAGGCGGTTCTTCCACTCCGTAGACAATCTCTCAACACCATCAATGAGGATAATCTGTAAGCCTTTGGGATTCTGAATTGCCACATCAATGCACAGATCCAGCTTCTCCCCATCAGATAAGTTGGAAATCGGAAGTCCGTTAATCAGAGGTGTGCCATCTTTGACGGTAAGACCCGCAATAGGGATTTTACAGTTCGCAAGGATTTCTCCCGGCAGAGAACGTGCTTTCTCAATCTTATTGGTGAGTTCCTGGGATTCCTCTGTCAGATTCTCAATATCTTCCTCCAGGCTAAGCATCCGTTTATATTCATTGATGTGAGATTTCATTGATTCGATTTCATTCGCCTGTGCAATCAGATCAGTCACATCCACCACTTCTTTATCGCGGTACTCCTTGTAGGTATCAACTTCAGCATCATACCTGGCAACATTAGCTTTATACTCCTGCTCTGCCAGGGACAGCTTGTCTGCCAGTCTTTCTTCCAGCCCGTCTTTCTCTGCCTGTAATGCTTTTACCTATTCCTGTAACTGCAGAATATCTTTATCGATTTGAACTTTCCGGTTACCAAACTCTGTTGTAAGTGCTGCTCGCTTGATCTCCCTGTCGGCCTCAAACTTTCTAACCTTACTGTCCCTTTCATCCAGCAGAGACTTTGCTTTCTGAATTTCTTCGTTCTCCTTACGGATACGTTCAATCTTCTGGTAGATTTCCCCGGTACTTGCGTTCTCACATTTTTCCAGGTTGTAACCTGTGGGAATGGTTGCACCAATTTCCTCTACAAAGGCTTTCTTATTGCGGATATCACGGTTAATATCCGTTCTTTTTCGGAAATACTCTCCATTTTCGCTCTGAATATCATTGAGAACACAGAGAATATTCTGATCATATGAAACCCATGCCGGGATCTCTCCAAACCACTCTCTAATTTTGTTCATATCCCACGGGTATTCGATCATATCCAGAATGATGGCGTTCTGCTGTTTCTCCGTCATGCTCATAAATTCAATCGGGTTAAGCTGCAGTTCTGTAAAAATATCCTTCAAAAAGGCTTCCGGGCTTCCAACCTCAACCCCATTATTTTTTACACTCTTATAAGCTGCCTGATTTGTTCTCACTTTACGGTTGATTCTAAGACCGGTATCAGTCTCAATCAGCACTTCGCCCTCTGTCTCTCCGTTTCTAACAATGTATTTCCGGTCAGACTTGTTGGTAAGTGCATACTTAATGGCATCAATCACAGATGATTTGCCCACACCATTTGTCCCGAAGAGTTCCACGCTCTCACCACCAGCACTGTATTCGCTAATTCCAAACAAATTTCTGATTTTTAATTTAACAATTCTCAATCCTGTTTCCTCCTGTTTATCAAAATTCAAGGTCATTTGCTCAAAAGAGCAATTTATCATTTTTCCTGTTTCACTGCTCTTGCGCTCCTCCTGGGCATCCTGCTCCCGGCAGTCGTCACAAAGACCGCCGATAATGTCCCCTGGGTCGCACAGGCAGCCACATCTACGACATTCCATTATCCATTTGACATTTTCCTTTCTGCTGTGCTACCATAGAGCCAAAGATAGCGTAGCTATTTTGTGATTTAAGTAGGTTCATCGCTTTGGTCGGCTGGGGAACCTACTTTTTCTTTTACTCTGATACCGGAATCCGTGAATTCCAGGATTCCTATTTTCTCCAATGCCAGGGCAACTACATCCGGTGCTCTCTGGATTGGAATGATCTGTCTCTGTTCCAACATCGTTCTCACCTCCTTACACCAGTATTTTTGAGGTGCCACTTGTTGAATCCAGCAGTGTCGAACATGATGGGGCTGTTGGATTTTTCCGGGTGAACCTTAAAGGCAAAGGCCTGTCCCCGGGTTCGGTAGGCTCGCAGGAGATATTCTTCTGGGAACCCCATCTTTTTGAGTTCCGACATCCGCATCACTGGCTTCGGATATTCCATCGCTACCGCTCCTTCCTGCTTGTGTTTCCTCTCCCTGTTCTCTATAATTTATGTACAGGCTGTTGCACCAGCCGAGTAAAAGAAAGGGGGAATTTTTACATGAATATGATTCCTGTTAGTTCTTCTGATATAGCCAGTGTTGGTTATGAAGGTACTACCATGCATATTCGCTTTCATTCTGGAGGACTCTATGCTTATTACAATGTTCCTCCCAGTGTTTACACTGGCTTAATGGGCGCATCGTCTCATGGTAAATATTTTCATGCCTATATCAAAGGACGATATGGCGATACCAGAATCGGTTAATCAATAACCACAAGCACCAGGGCGGGACCATTTACCTGAATGTTTTTATCCTCATAGGGTTCTGCCCAATGTGTTTCTACGCCCTCACGCGTTTTTAACTCCTCCACCAGTTCACAGGTTTTATAGTTACCTATTACCTCCTCATCGTTGATTTGAATGGTGGTTTCCTGCCTGTCTAAATGTTCTGCAATACGTTTCAATGATTCAGCAATGCTCTGGAGCGAACTCTCCTTAGCGGGCGGTATTGTCAAATCTTCCGCACACAGGATTCTTCTCCACTCCTCTGACTTCTCAATAACCTCCCACAAATCTTGGGGGATGCTTAGCATAACTTCCACATTTTTCTGATTGATATAACTAGCTGTGCTACAAGTAATCACTTCTTCCTCCTTCCTACTGTCCGTTTTGTGGTAATCTTCTCTACTCTGCGTTTCGATTACTTGAATTTTTCTTTCGCCTATGTTAATATTTTCCTACCCAAATTGGGCAAGAAAGGTTGTTTAAATAATGCCTACATACACTACCATTGGAAAAGCATTTACCTGTCCTTGTTTTAACGAAACGATAACTTTAACCGGAAAATATGTGCTTACTCGTAATCAGTTAAATCCCTACGAAGCTAAATTCAGTTACGCAACATGCCCTATCATAGAAAACAGCCAACTTCCTGTTGATGAGCAAAGTGAAGAAAATAAATATATTCGATGCACATACCAGGGTGGACATTGTGATTTTTCATCCGCTTTTCCAGATACGATTTCACTTAATGACTTATGGTAGTTCTTCTCTCCACACAAAACTCAAAGTTATAAGCCTTTTCTAAAAATTTATCCATTTTCTCTAGACAGTCTGCTATCTCAAGGACGCTAGTAATTTCACCTGCTCTAATTCCATGAATTATGGAGAACGTGGACAAATGTGCCTGTTCAATGTACTTTTCCAAATCGCTTATATTAACTACTCTCTCTGTGACATAAGTTGCTGGCTTTACATTCTCGGGTAATTTTGCTCCACAGTTAGGACAGAAATTATCTTTTTCTTTTATCCCTGTATTCTTCCCGCAGACTAAGCACTGCTTTGCCATTTTAATTCCTCCCTTCTATTTTTTTGTCCGGCATACGTGGCTTGAACTGCTCTAACGGAACCCCAAGCGCATCGCAAATCCGCATGTACTCATTTACTTCAATTCTTCTTTTATCATTCAGCATCATGCAAAAAATTGGTTCTGGTATTCCTGCTTTCTTAGCAATATGCGACTGTTTAAGTCCATTTTTTACCAGATATACTTTAATATCGCTTCCCTTCACCTGATCACCTCTTTCTATTTCCATAATTTTTGTTATGTTTTTCACAATATATTGATATTTAAAATTATTTTCTCTCTATATATTGTATTTTTTCATTGACTTGCGAACATTTGTTTTCTATAATATAAAAGGAACATTTGTTCATTCGTTTATATTTATAGAAGGGAGGGCTTTCAATGGATCCAAGAATCAATAAATATCTTATTGAAATGACAAAAGATATTACTATTGCCAGATTATCCAATACCAACATTTCCATTTCTGCCGAAGGTGGTAAAAATGTTGCTGATTTCATGCAGGAAATCTACAACAAGTTAGTAGAATTAAATGGCAATTCTTAGTTCAGACTGGCTCTTGCGGATACCAACTCTGCGAGAGCCTTTGTGTTTTCGGCAATCTCATTTTCCATATTGTTGCCCTCGGCAATGCGCTTTTTAATATAATCTGACAGTTCATCTATCAACTCATCTACCTTGCTCATTGATTACTCCTCTCCTTTCTTGTACAACTCGTTTACTGGTACTCCCAGGGCACAGGCAATGCTCGGAATATACTCTGCCAAAATGATTTTTCTTTCGTACAACATGGAACTAAACTGATTCGGTGTAAATCCAGCTTTCTTTGCTACTGCGCTTTGCTTAAGGCATTTATCTCTAATGATTTCTCTGATATTGGAAATCAATATTTCTCTTACTGCCTTATATTCCATGATCTTCCTCCTTCCTACTGTCCGTTTTGTGGGACAGATGTTGTGGTATCTTCTAAGAAGTATTCAATGGGTTTCTTTAATCGCTTTGCAACTTTTCCCACCTTATCCACTGCAGGAATGCTTTTATCCCATTTGCAAATACTGCTACGCGGAAGTCCAACTTCCATTTCTAACGCATAAACAGAAATGCCAACTTCCGCACATGCTACCTTTACTTTTTGATAAATTGACACGCTCCTACTCCTTTCGATAATTTTGCCGAAAAAAATACGCAAACGTGTTGACGATATGCGTAAAATATTCTATAATCAGAATAACCACAAACCAACTACAGAAAGAACACATATTGTTTACGTATTTTTTTCAACTTGTACTTTTATTATGCGTAATATTTTCAATATGTCAATGCTTTTTGCGTATTTTTTTCAACTTTTTTTAGGAGCATTATTATGTTGATTTATGACCGTATTAAACAATTATGCAAAGAAAATGGTGTGACTGTAACCGGAACAGAGGCGACATTAGGATTCGCAAGAGGTTCATTATGTAAAATTGACAAAAATAAGCCTAGCATGGATAAAGTGGCAAAACTTGCTGACTTCTTGCACACAACCACCGACTACATAATGACTGGAAATAGCGCCGGAGACTTAAGTAGCAACTCACTGACGCCCAAGGATGAACGTGACATTGCAAAAGACATGGAAAACATTCGACAAAAATTAATGAATGGTACAGATGGTCCTCTCTCTTACGATGGAGAACCAATCCCTGCAGAAGACGCAGAGTTGCTACTCGGTCAGATCGAGTTAATGATGCACAGATTGAAACCTATTAATAAAGAGAAGTACAATCCTAATAAGAATAAAAAGTAGGTGCTACATAATTGAGAAAAGACATAAAGCAGTTAGTAAATTATTATGTAAGAAAATTCAATACACGAAATCCATACAAACTTGCAGCGTGTCTGAATGTAGAAGTCCAAATCGGTGAGCTTGGACGCCAAGCTGGATGCTATATGTTTCTTAAGAACCACAAATGCATCTTTCTGAATGAGGATTTAGAAGAAAATGAGATGCGCCTTGTCATGGCTCACGAGCTTGGACATGCTATCATGCATCGAAAAGAAAATTGTTATTTTATCCGGAATAAAACTCTCATGCTCACATCAAAATTAGAAATTGAAGCAAACACATTTGCAGCAGAGCTTCTGATCCCGGATGAAATCATTTTTGAGAACCGACAAACTACTACCGAGCAGCTTTCCAGGTTGCTTGGATATGAACAGGCTCTTATAGAGCTTCGATTAAAAACTTTTTGAAAAATAGGAGGATTTTTGTTATGCCATTATTAGTCATTATTATCTTATTAATCTTAGCTTGGTTTTTGTATAAATTAATATACTATAGAAGCAATTCATTTATTGAATTGAAAAACAAAATTGAAAAATATACAAAAGACTGCAATGACCTTAATGATCATATTTATGAGTTAAAAAGAACCCACATAGGAATAGATCAGCTAGATTATGGAAAAGCATCTTATCAGGATGCAAGTAATTACAATTACAAGCGTCCGGAATTGAAAAAACAGGTGTTTGCACCAAATATTTGTAACTGTTCAAGAAACGTTTGCGATTCAGCTCGAAAGCAACCCTTTAAATATGTATGCAAATATTTTAATATTAAGAGCACCGAGGAAAACCTTGCACAATTTGAAAATATGCTGAATAATTTTGAAGCTGCTGAAAATGGTAAAAACTTATTGGTAAATGAAAAAAACAACATTATCAATGGAATTAGTTCCGAAATCCCATTTTTGATTAAAACATTTGACAAAAAAAATTTAGAGAAAAAACTCGGTTTCGAACCTATTGATTTAAGCACAATTTATTTTCCAAAGTACATATTCAAATACACAAGTTCTGGTGGTAATGCCGCAACACAATGTGATGTCGTTTTCAACCTTGATAATTTAAACCGGTTTGTGGTTTATCTGTCAGAATTAGTAAAATTCAAAAAAAGTGCTGCTGGCCAAAGAGCTTTAATGACAAGTAATTTAAGAAAAAGTATTTTGGAACGTGATGGATATACCTGTCAGAAATGTGGTGCTTCACAAAAAAATGAACCAAACCTATTACTTGAAGTCGATCATATTATTCCGATTTCAAAAGGTGGTATCACATCTGTTGAAAATTTACAAACATTATGTTGGAGATGTAATAGATCCAAAGGAAGTAAATTAGATTTTTAAATATAAAATTGCCCCTAGTACCGTAATACCAAGGGCAATCCTTCTGAATGATACAGAAGCTCCCGATATCAAGCAGACATTATTGAAGTTGAATAAAGTAAACCGCCCTGGTGCTCTGCACCGGGGCGGGCACCTTGACAATATAATATATTTAACCGGGCAGTCGGGG